ATATAAAACCAATGATAATTAGAAAAGTTGTTTATTATTATTTTTCATTAATATTTTTTATTTTAGTTGGTTCAACCTTTAATTTAACAACATACTTTTATTCATTGGCGGGTATGGATAATATTAAATGGGGTAAAACAAGAACAAATGACAACTCAGTTATTATTTTACCAGAAGATGATTTTTGGTATGATACAAGTGACTTGGGAATTGTAGAAAAGACACATACAAATACAAATACAAATACAGATAAAAATACAGATACCTATATAACTATAATAAATAATAATACTATTGAATATATTGTTTAACTATTTCAAAATCTAAAATAATATATTCATTATTCTTTTTATCAGTTAATGTGTCTGAAAATTATTTAATCATCTATTAACTGTCTAATTATAACTATAGAGTTATAGTTTAAAGATAATATATGTATATTAAGTATATTTAATCATATTTATAAAATGATGACGAATGATGAAAATATGACTATTAATGAGTATGAAAGAACAACAATGATTAAAAATTTAACTCAAAATGGTGATGTTATTAAATGCGGAGAAAAACTTATTTTTAATCCTTATAATTCTGATAACAAAGAGATTACATTGAATGAAGTTCAATCTATTCTAACCAGACACGGAATTACGGCAAAAGTCCATAATTTAGAATTATACAAACGCGCGTTCGTTCATCGGTCTTATATGAAACGTCCTGAATTAGAAAATATTGCGGCGAATATTGTCATTCCTAACCGACCAGAAAATTGCATTGAATTAAAGACGAAATCAAATGAAAGGTTAGAATTTATTGGCGATGGCGTATTAGAATTAATTACTAAATATTATCTTTACCGCCGGTTTCCAAAGGCAGATGAAGGGTTTATGACTGAGAAAAAGATCGCTTTGGTAAAAAACGAACATATTGGTAAATTGGCATATGATATGCAAATTAATAAATGGTTAATTATTTCTAAACATGCCGAAGAGAAAAAGATACGCACTAATTTGAAAAAATTAGGGTGTCTTTTTGAAGCATTTATTGGTGCACTTTTTTTAGATTTTAATAAAATTTCAGTAGAAGATGAGCATGGATGGTTTAAAAATGTGTTTGTGACAGGTCCTGGATTTCAGATGGCGCAAATTTTTGTTGAAAATGTTTTAGAAAAATATGTTGATTGGACCAAACTTATTAATACTGACGATAATTATAAGAATATTCTACAAGTGAAAATTCAGAAAGAATTTAAAACTACCCCTGATTATTTAGAGATTTCGCACGATTTAGACAATGGATATAAAATGGGCGTTTTTCTATGCGTTGGAAAACCACTTCATCAAATGAAATTAACAGATGCTAAACAGTTTAGTTATTATGGTTCTTTTATTAAAATTCAAAATGAATTAATTGAACACGACAATGTGTTTGTTTTTCTTGGAAGTGGAACACATAAAATAAAGAAAAAGGCAGAACAAATTGCATGTGAAATTGCTATTAAGCAAATAGAACCAGAATTAATAGTTTAATAGTTTAATAGTTTAATAATATTAGATTAGATTAGATTTATATTAGAAATATTTTATATATTAATTCTATAGAACATGTCTTCTGCTCTTTTAGCAAAACTTAAAATAAAACCAACTCCTCAATTAAAAATTCCGATTGAAATTAGTATACCTATTCCAGAAGAAAGAAAAAATATACAAGTAAAAACAACTATTATTGATAAAAGTAAAGATAGTTTGTTTGATCGTGATTTATTTTTCAGGGATGTTGTAGAAAAATATACTGGGAAAGATAAAGAACAAACTATCGTATCTGAAATCGAACCATTAGAACCGGTTTCAGCGCCTGAAAAGGTAGTAAAAAAGAATCTCGGTAAAGTAAAATTAAAGATTGTAGAAAAACAACCACAACTACAACTACAAGAAGAAGAAGAAAAAGAAGAAGAAGGAACGGAAAATCCTGAAAAAAAAGAAAAACTTTCTCTAGAAAAACGTTTAACGAAACCTCCAATTGGTGTTATTAAAGAAGGACCGGTTTCACTTTTAAAAATCGGAACTGAAACTATTGGGACACGTGTAGATAAAGATAAACAAATTATTGTAAGTGCCTCTTCATATTATATGAATAATAGACAAATTTTCATTAATTTTATGTCATCGTTATTTAGTAAATATAAAGAAGAACTTGTCATAGAATCAGAAGCAGATACATCTTGTAGTAAACGAAGTGAAGGGTTTTCATTAATGACACATCAAAAAATAGTGCGCGACTATTTGAGTTTATATACACCTTATAGAGGTCTTTTATTATATCATGGATTAGGGTCAGGAAAAACGTGTTCTTCCATTGCTATTGCTGAAGGTCTTAAAACAAATAAACAAATTGTTATTATGACACCTGCTTCTTTGAGAATGAATTATATTGAAGAACTAAAAAAATGTGGCGATAGTTTATACCGTAAAACACAATTTTGGGAATTTATTAGCATTAAGGAACGAGAAGAATTAGTAGAATCACTTTCAAAAGTTCTATCACTGTCGGTTGAATATATTAAAAAGCAGAATGGAGCATGGTTAGTAAATGTAAAAAAATCTCCAAATTTTGATACTTTAACATCATTAGAAAAAGTGAGTTTAGATAATCAATTAAATGAAATGATTAGATATAAGTATAAATTTATCTCTTATAATGGTCTTCGTAAATCCCATTTAGAAACATTAACAAACAATTTCAAAGAAAATCCATTTGATAATAAAGTTGTTATTATTGATGAAGCACATAATTTTGTAAGTCGCATTGTAAATAAGGTCGGGAAGAAAAAAACGGATTCATTGTCTATGCAACTATATGAATATTTAATGACGTCACAAAATGCCCGTATTGTTCTATTAACCGGAACGCCTATAATTAATTATCCGAATGAACTTGGAATACTTTTTAATATTTTGCGCGGTAAAATTAAAACCTGGCATTTTAAATTAACAATAAGTAGCGATAAAAAAGTAACCGAAGAGTATTTGAAAAAACTTTTAACTTTAAGTGGAAATTCAATGGATTATTTAGAATATAAACCAACTTCGACGACTTTAACAATCACACGTAATCCATTTGGATTCATAAATCAAATAAAAAACAATGATTATGAGGGAGTATCATCAGATGAACGCGGAAATATAGATGATGCTCCATTTATAAAATTTATTACAAATACTTTAAAAACACAAGGAATTAGTATTCAACCACGAGGCATTAAATTAGATGCTTATAAAGCATTACCAGATACATTAGATGATTTTAAAAAATATTTTATTGATGATAAAAATGAGGTTAAAAATATGATAATGTTTAATCGCCGTATATTAGGGTTAACTTCTTATTTTCGAAGTGCACAAGAAGGATTAATGCCAAAATTCGAAAAAAGCACTGATTTTATTATAGTTAAAAATGAAATGAGTCCATTTCAATTTGGAATATATGAAGAGGCACGTTCATCCGAACGTAAATTGGAAATGAATAATGCCAAAAAAAAGGCAAAGAAAAAGGGAAAAGAAGATGATATTTACGATGATGCATCTTCTACTTATCGTATTTTTTCACGTTTATTTTGTAATTTTGTGTTTCCTAGACCCATGATTACACGCCCAATGCCTTCCGGCGATACGCTTGAAAACACAATTATGAATGAAAATAATGACGAGGATGTTGTTGATATTACAAGTGATGAAGATAAAATTGCTAATATTGATGGAAAATATGAAGCAGACGAAGTATATACAGAGGATGACGGTGAAACCCGTGACGAAAAAAAAGATGAAATTTTTGTAGAACCCAAACGATCTAAAAAAGATATGAAACAAGCATATGAAAAAGCAATTAATATTTCATTGAAAAAACTTGATGAGAATAAACAAAAATATTTAACACCTGAAGCGCTACAAATCTACAGTCCAAAGTTTTTGAGTATATTAGAAAATGTAAAAGATTCCTCACATAAAGGATTGCATTTGATTTATAGTCAGTTTCGGACATTAGAAGGAATCGGAATTTTAAAAGTAATTTTAGAAGCAAATGGATTCGTACAATTTAAACTTGTAAAAGAGCGCGAAAAATGGAACATAGATATTAGGGAAGAAGATAAAGGGAAACCGACTTTTGCTTTATATACAGGAACTGAATCATCAGAAGAAAAAGAAATGGTGCGTAATATTTTTAATGGAAACTGGAAATATATTCCTACTGAGATTTCAGAACAATTACAAGAACAGTCCTTAAATAACATGTATGGAGAAATAATTAAAGTATTTATGATTACTGCATCAGGCGCTGAAGGTATTTCACTTGAAAATGTGAGGTATGTTCATATTACTGAACCCTATTGGCATCCTGTCCGCACTCAGCAAGTGATTGGTCGTGCCCGTCGTATTTGTAGTCACCAATATTTACCAAAAGAATTGAGAACAGTTACTGTATTTTTATATTTAATGATTTTATCAGAAGAACAAAAGAAAAGTGACGAATCAATTGAACTCCGATTAAAAGATAAAAGTAAACGGGATAATAAAACACCAGTTACTACTGATGAGGCATTATATGAAATTGCAACTATTAAAGAGGAAATTTCTGAAAAATTATTACAGTCCGTGAAAGAATCCGCAATTGATTGTGCATTACATTCTAAATTTGGAGCAAAAGAGCAATTACAGTGTTTTTCCTTTGGTTCGCCTAGTTCGGATAGATATGCTTATCTTCCATCATTTGCCGACGAAGAACCAGATGTAGTTGCTGCAAAGAACCGCATTGAATTTAAATGGAAAGGGGTAGAGGTTACGATTGATGGAATCAAATATGCGCTTAATAGACAAAATAATAATGTTTATGATTTTGATAGTTATTTGCGCGGTCAACCGGTTCAAATTGGCGTATTAAAGATTTCTGGAACAGAAAAAAAAGAGACATATAAACTTGAACGAATATAAAGATAATGAGAGAAATTGAAGAATAATTAAATGTATAATAATATAAAGATATTCTTATTAATATAATATATCAATAAGAATATACGTTTATTTAGTTGTTAAATAAATAAGATGCAAAGAATAGTTGAATTATTTGATTGGATTATTACTAATAACTCAGTTAGAGGTTCAAAACAAAATGATAATGGACTATGGATGAGTAATTCGAGCAAACCTATTTATTTTACACCGAATACACGAATTATAGAAGTTCATGGAGGGGAAACTTTTTTAATTAAAAAAGAAAATTGTTGTAAAGCAATTGGATTAGATAAAAAATCAGAAAAATGGTTGAACGAATTACCTTTTCCATCAAAAAATAAAATTTAAAGATTTAAATAATTAAAATTATTTATTTTTCTAGTATTGGGTCTTGATATGATGTTACTTTAGATGCTAATGATAATAATAAATTATTATAGTTTTCTGTTATTTGAAATAATAATTGTTTTATTTCATTCATTTCATATTTAATATAAGAAATATCAGTTATATTAGTATTCTCAGTATTCTCAGTATTCTCAGTATTCTCAGTATCATTTATAATACTATCACCGGTTTGTGTTTCTTTATTATATATGATTGTTTTTTTCTTTAATAATGAAAGAAAATTATTAGTATTATTATTATCATG